GCCCTCAACGAGTTCCTCGACGACATCGTCACCTTCCCGTACGCCGTGCTCAAGGGGCCGGTCAAGCGCAAACGCAAGACGCTCGCTTGGCAGAACGGGCAGCTTCTGCCCGCTGAGGAGATTCGCAACGAGTGGGAGCGCGTCGATCCGTTCATGCTCTACTGGGCTCCGTGGGCCTCGGACATTCAGGACGGCTTCAACATCGAGCGGCACCGACTGACCCGCGACGACCTCCAGGCTCTCATCGGCGTGCCGGGGTACAACGACGCGGCCATTCGCACGGTGCTTGAAGACTTCAAGCAGGGCAACCTCAACGAGTGGCTGTGGACCGACAGCGCACAGGCCACCGCCGAGGGCAAGCACGTCACCGACAGCACCTACACCGATGACCTCATCGACGCGCTTCAGCTTTGGGATAACGTCCAGGGCAGCGACTTGCTCGACTGGGGGCTGGACAAGAAGGACATTCCCGACCCGGCGTTGAGCTACCCCTGCGAGGTGTGGCTCGTGGGCACCACCGTCATCCGCGCTGTGCTCAACTACGACCCGCTTGGTCGCAAACCGTACTACGTCACTTCGTACGAGAAGATTCCCGGCGCGGTGGCAGGCAAGGGCGTGACAGACCTGTGCCGCGACTCCCAGAACATGGTCAACGCCTCGGCCCGCTCGCTGGCGAACAACATGGGCATCTCCTCTGGCCCACAGGTGGGCGTCAACACCAGCCGCATCCCACCGGGCGAGGACGTGACGCAGATGTACCCGTGGAAAATATGGCAGTTCCAGAGCAGCGAGTTCAATGACGGCTCGCAGCCTCTCCAGTTCTTTCAACCCAGCAGCAACGCCTCTGAGCTTATGGCCGTGTTCGAGAAGTTCTCGGCACGCGCTGACGAGGACACGATGATCCCGCGCTACATGACCGGCGAGTCCAGCCCCGGCGCTGGTCGTACGTCGTCTGGCTTGTCCATGCTCATCAGCAACGCTGGCAAGGGCATCAAGCAGGTGATCACGAACATCGACCAGAACATCATCGTGCCTTGCATTGAGCGTCTCTATCAGGACAACCTGCGCTATAGCAAGGACCCGGACCTCATCGGGGACGTTCGCGCTGTGGCCCGTGGCGCTACGAGCCTCGTGGTCAAGGAGGCCGAGGCGATCCGCCGTCAGGAGTTCCTGGCTCTGGTTCTCAACAGCCCTGTGGCTCAGCAGATCGTCGGCATGGACGGCGCGGCAGAGCTTCTGCGCGAGCAGGCTCGCAACCTGAGCGGCAACGTGGACAAGATCGTGCCAGACCGCCCGACGCTCAGCGTCATGCAGCAGCAAAAGCAGGTAATCGAGCAGTTGCAACAGCAGCTTCAGATGATGGCCGGGGAGATGCAGATGCTCACTGGCGGGGCACCGGGGGCACCCGCCGCTCCTGGCGCTCCCTCTCCTGCTGCACCGCAGCAGCCGCGAAATATACTGCCCGACGGTTCTGCTGTCGGTGGCCGCGAGGGCAACTTTATGTCCCCTCGACCAAACGGCGTATAAATAGTTGACAAGTTCAGTAAGTGGTGTTGTAGAATTTACACATGAAGATTTTTGTGGGCCAAAAGCCCGACAAGCAGCACATGCAAGCGTTATACCGCTGCAAGCTGCCTGAGAACGAGGCGCTGCTGGCGCTGTTCCGGACGAAGCTGGAAGAGGTCAAAAACTCTCTGGTCTACGCCGAAGAACCCGCCCGCATACATCGTCTTCAGGGTCGAGCAGAAGCCCTATCAGATTTCCTCGAAGCGGTTGAAGAATCGTCAGAGGTTCTGGCGCGGTTGAAATAACCGCATTTTTGTAGTCCTGAGCAAACCATTATGTGGACGGCAGACCGAAGTAGGAGCCCGAAGCAGAGTTGGAGCCGATAGGAGTAATGATGGCATTGCCGAAGCAAGTTGAAGCCCAGTTGAAAGCACTGGAGGAGCTAGAGAAGAAGTTGGCTGGTGAATCCAATCCGCAGGACCAAAACCCTGCCGATCCACCCGGTGACCCCAAGCCTGCTGACCCTCCCGCAGACCCCGCGCCCGCCCCTGATCCGAAACCTGCTGAGCCCAAGCCAGCCCCAGCCGAGCCGCCTGTTGCGGAAGAGACATGGCAGCAGAAGTACAAGACCCTCAAGGGTATGTACGACGCCGAAGTGCCTCGCTTGCATGCTGAGATGCGTGATCTCAAAGCCCAGATGGAGTCCCTCCGAAAGGCCGCAGAGACCAAGCCCGCTGAGCCTGTTGAGCCCGCGAAGCCGACCAAGCTGGTTACCGATGAAGATGTTGCAGCGTTCGGTCAGGACCTGATTGAGGTCCAGCGCAAAGTTGCACGCGAAGTCGCGATGGAGTTCAAGAAGGACATCGACGACCTCCGTTCTGAGAACGTGAAGCTGCGAGAGCAGTTGAGCGCCACTGGAACTCAGGTTAACGAGTCCACGTTCGAGCAGCGTCTGCACCGTATGGTGCCGAACTTTGAAGCAGTCAATTCCGATCCTCGCTGGATTGGTTGGCTCAACGAGTTTGACCCGATTCTGCGCGGACCTCGGAAACTCGTCGCACAAGATGCGTTCAACCGAGGCGATGTTGAAGCAGTGGCACACTACGTGAGGTTGTTCGAGGCGGCTACGGCCCCCGCACCCAGCGCAGAGCATACTGACAAGAGGGCCGAAGAACTGGAGCGTCAGATTCAACCGTCGCGGAGCGTTGCGTCTGCGCCTGCCCCTTCTCAGAAGGGCAAGACCTACACCGACTCGGACATCCAGAAGATGTTCAAGAAGGCTGTGGACCTTGGGGCGAAAGGGCGTGTCGATGAAGCGGCGAAACTTGAAGCTGAAATTGACGCTGCGTATAGAGAAGGGCGCGTAACTGCGTGATCTCTGTGAGCGGCATCAGTACCCAACCTGTTTTTTCTTTATAGGAGGCTAACATGCCCGCTGTCTATCCCGTACAAGGTGGCTTTGACACCAACCCTTCGTACTCTGGCTCGTTTATTCCGACCCTGTGGTCGGGCAAACTGCTCGCCAAGTTCTACCAGAACACCATGTTGTCGGAAATCTCCAACACCGACTACGAAGGTGAACTGAAGAACCAAGGCGATACGATCCGCATCCGTATGGCACCGTCGATCACTATCCGTGATTACACGGTCGGCCAGACTCTGACTTCGGAAGTTCCCACCCCGATCTTCCAAGACATGCAGGTCAACAAGGGCAAGTACTTCAACGTGCAAGTCAGTGACGTTCTGGCATACCAGTCGGACATGAACCTGATGAACATTTTCACTGAAGACGCTGCCAAGCAGTTGAAAATCTCCATTGAGAACGAGGTGTTCTTCAACAACATGATCACCGAAGGTCCTGCTGCTGCGAACGAGGGCGCTAACGCTGGTGCCATCTCCGCTGCCTACAACCTGGGCACGGACGTGACTCCTGTCGACCAAGCCACCCCCGAGAACGTGCTCAAGTGCATCTTGCGCATGTCCACCGTTCTGGACGAGCAGAACGTGCCTGAAGATGGCCGTTGGTTGGTTCTGAGCCCGTTTGACCGTCATCTGCTGATGCAGTCGAACTTGGCACAAGCCTACTTCACTGGCGACGCTTCCAGCACCATTCGTACCGGCAAGATCGGCATGATCGACCGTTTCACGGTCTACGTGTCGAACCTGCTGCCGCGTGGCGCTGCTGGCAAGGCTCTGGTTGCTGGCCTGACTGACCCGTCCACTGGCGGTGCAGTTGCCAACGCCAAGGCCCGTCGTACGATGGTCGCTGGTACCAAGGCAGCAATGTCTTTTGCCATGACCGTCAACAAGACTGAGCCGCTGCGTAACCAGACCGACTTCGGCGATCTGGTCCGTGGTTTGGCTGTGTATGGTCGCAAGACCGTCAAGCCCGAGGCCCTGGTACTTGCCCAAGTCGGCGCACTTACCTGATAATCGGCGAACCAAAGGGGGTCCTTCGGGACCCCCTTTTTACTAGGAGACCTACATGACTGTTTTTGAACTGATCGACCGCCTCAATGGGCAGATTCTGGCAAACAAGGCCCGAGTCACTGTCAATGGCGTCAGCGTCATCGTTGGCCGCTACGAAGGCGACAAGATGGTCTTCACAGATGAGGGTCGTGCCCTGGCCGACGCCGAGTCCAACATCAAGGCCGCAGAGGCTGAAAAACCCGCTCGTAAAGCAAAGGTTGCTGTAGAATCGACCGTAGTTTTCACCGAGGGTGTGAACGTGCAGTAATAGCGAGGTAGACCATGGCCGTCGTCAAAGTCGTTGATCTGATTTCCCGTGCTGGGACAATCCTCCAAGACACTACGAATATTCGGTGGCCTGCCCCTGAACTACAGGGTTGGTTGAATGATTCGTATCGGGAGATAACGAATCTTCGCCCAGATTCAAACACACAGACCGGCGAGTTTGTGTGCGCCGCAGGCGCGAGGCAAGTCGTAACGACCACATTCGCCAGCGCCATCCGTCTCATTGATGTCGTGCGCAACGTGGCCGTGTCATCTGCCAAAGGGGCGGTGCGGCT